ATCGAGGACGTCTGGCTCGGTGAGTTCCGCAAGCTGTTCGACGTGACGGAGCAACTCGGCTTCCGCATCTGGGGCGTTCGCACCGATAGCGCGACCCGCGCCTGTTATCCTTATTTCCCCTTCCGCTTCCGATCCTACGTCACCGCGTCGTGCATGGGGATCGTCAATGACGGACGCGTAACCTTCGACGAGACGTTCCCGGTCAAGGAAGATTACGAGCTCTGCGCCCGCTGCATCACCGAAGACGGTGGCGTTCTGAGTGCGCAATATCTCTTTTGGCAGAACACACACTGGCACGACCCTGGCGGGTGCCACGATTACCGGACCGAAGCGATCGAGCGCGACGCGATCAAGCGTCTCTGCCGGATGTATCCCGGTCTCGTCCGCGCCGTCGAGCGCGCAACCTCGAACTGGTCGATCGAGATCGGATGACACGCTCGCCGCGCGGCGTAGGCCGCAAGCCTAAGCCGACAAGCCTGTTGAAACTTCGCGGCTCGTTCAACAGCACGACCCACGAGCGCAAGTTCGAGCCGAAGCCGATCGGTGACCTCGACGAGCCGCCGCCCGATCTGACGGACGGACAGGAAGACGTCTGGCGCTACTGCGTCGCGAACATGCCGCCAGGGGTGATGAAGCGGATCGACCGCGACATGCTCGCGATCTGGTGCGAAGCCCGCGACCGCTGGAACACGGCGCGACTGATGCAAGCGATGCTCGATCGCGACAGCAAATTGAAGCTGCTGATCAAGACGCCGGACGGTCTCGCTCCGTCGCCTTACAACGACATCCTCGACAAGACGTCGAAGACGATGATCCGCGTCGCGCAAGAGCTCGGGTTCAGTCCCGCCGCGCGACCGCGCATCCACGCCGACGCGCCGACGACGATCGAGGGCAAGGCAGAGGACGCCCACCGCGATCCCTGGAAGCTTTTGGAAGTGATCGAGGGTGGCAAGGCGCGTTAGGGTCTACCTCGACGACGATCCGCGCTTATTCGTCGCGTCCGCGCTCGCCTACGCGCGCCGGACCGCCGAAAGCCCTGCCGCCGCGTCGATGCACGCTCGTCTCGCCTGTGAACGGTTCATCCGCGACTATGACGAAGCGAAGAAAGCCTCGTGCCCGTGGTATTTCGACGAGAACGCCGCGCTTCGCGCGATGGTATTCGCCTCCGCGATGCCGAACATCAAAGGACCGATGGCCGGCAAGCCGCTCGCGCTGATGGACTGGCAAAAACTGGTCTTCGCCAACATCTTCGGGTTCAAGGAACGCGCCACCGACGCCCGACGCTTCCGCCAGGGCGTCGTCTACGTGCCCAAGGGCAACGGCAAGACGACGATCAGCGCCCCGCTGGCGCTTTACATGACATTCGGTGAAGGCGAGGGCGGCGCGGAGGGTTACGCCGCTGCCGTGACCCGCGATCAAGCGCGCATCCTGTTCGAGACCGCGCAAAACATGGTCCGCCGCTCCGAAGACATGCGCGACCGCTGGCAGGTCGGTGTTTTGACGAACTCGATCTTCCAGGAACGCACCGCGTCGCGCTTCATCCCGATCTCGTCCGACGCGAAAGCCCTCGACGGGCTGAACGTCTCCGTCGCGGTGTGCGACGAGATCGGATCGCACCGAACGAGCGAAGTTTATGACGCGCTGTCGACCGCGATGGGCAAGCGTCGTCAGCCGTTCCTGCTCTCGATCTCGACCGCGACGCAGAACAGCGCCGGCATCGGGCGCCAGCTATGGGACTATGGCCTCCGCGTCCTGAACGGCGTGCAGGAAGACGATCGCCTGTTCGCGATCATCTATTCGATCGACGACACCGACGACCCGTGGGACGAGGCGACGTGGATCAAGGCGAACCCCGCTTGGGGCGTCTCCGTCCAGCCGGACGCGATCCGGGGGATCATGCGTCAGGCCAGGAACAACGCCGCGCAAGAGTCCAGCGTCCGGACCCGCCATCTGAACATCTGGATCGGCGCCGACGACGCGCTGTTCTCGACCCGCCAGTGGACCCTATGCGCGGACCGCGATCTGAAGATCGAGGACTTCGAGGGCCACGAGTGTCACCTCGCGCTCGACCTCGCGAGCAAGTCGGACCTCGCCGCCCTCGTCGCTGTCTTCCCCGACGCGCTCGACGAGCGCGCGAACAAATACTCGGTATTCGCTCGCTGCTACCTGAACGAGACCGCCGTCCTCGAAGCGAGGAACCCGTCCTACCCCGGCTGGGCCGCCTCGAACGAGTTGATCATCACGCCAGGGAACGAGACCGACTACAGCGCGATTGAGGACGACATCGTCGAGTGGAGCCGCCGCTTCCGCGTCCGCTCGATGGCCTATGACCCGTGGGGCTCGACGCAACTCGCGCAACGTCTCGCTTCCCTCGGCGTGCCGATGGTGGAGTTCCGCGCGAATACGCAGAACTTCAGCGAGCCGACGAAGGAACTCGAAGCCGCGATCCGGGGAGGCCGGCTCAGACACGACGGCAACGGACCGCTCGCGTGGTGCATCGGCAACGTCGTTGGCCACTATGACGCACGCGGCAACGTCTATCCGCGCAAGGCGCGACCGGAGAACAAGATCGACGGAGCGGTCGCGCTGATCATGGCGATCGCCCGCACGATGCAGCCGGGGGCGACGCGTTCCGTGTATGAAACAAGGGGGCTGTTGTCACTCGAATGACGCCCGCGACGTTTCCGCTCAAAGTCTACCAGGGCGACACCTACTCGTGGAGCTTCGCGCTCTGGCAGGATCGCGCGCGGACGCTCCCCGTCGACCTGACCGGGGTCACGGCGAAAGCGGAGATACGCGACCGACCGGGCGGCGCCCTCGTCCTCCCGCTGCCCCTCACGATCACGCTGCCGAACGTGATCGTCGCCGACCTCTCGCGCGACGACAGTTTGAAGCTCGAACGCCGCAACGGCGCGTGGGACCTACAACTCACGCTCGACGACGGAACTGTCACGACCGTCGTCGCCGGGCATGTGCTCGTCACCGCGAGCGTCACGGACTCCGCCGCATGATGGACATCGTCACCGGCCAGCTTGGCGAGACGCGCGCGATCGACATCCGCGTCCGAACCGGAATGCCCGGACCGCCAGGACCGGAAGGCCCACCTGGGGGAGTAGGCCCGCCAGGACCGGAAGGACCAGCAGGCCGCGCGACGACGATCGTCGGAGCGTTCGGCCACATCACAACGCCTGCCGATCTGCCGCCCTCCGGTGTCATCGAGGCCGACTTCGATGGGCCAGGACGACCGCCCTCCGGCATCCTGGTTGCGATCGGACAGGGCCTCGTCTATCAGCCGCTCGATCCGCTCGATCCGCAGGATCAGCATATATTCGTATATACCGGCGAAGGCTGGATCAGCATTGGCCCGCTACAAGGCGATCCCGGACCGGCAGGACCGCAGGGCGTGCAAGGGCCAGCCGGACGGCAGGGCGATACCGGACCGCCCGGACCGCAGGGAATTCAGGGCCTACGCGGAGACCAGGGGCCGACAGGACCAGCCGGAGCGAGCCTCCCCGGACCAGCCGGACCGCAGGGCGGCATCGGCCCCGCAGGGCCGCGCGGAGACGTAGGTCCGCAAGGACCGATCGGAGACCAGGGCGACCGTGGCCCGATCGGCGAGACCGGACCGCCGTCGTTCCCCGACGCGCCACTAGGCCGCACTTACGGACGCCTGAATGAAGACTGGGTTCCCGTTCTTCCGTCGACGGGCGGACCAGTCAACGGCGATCTGACAATCTTCGGCCTGACGCGCTTCATGTTCGACGCGCGAGCTTTGGGTCCGCTGTCGCTCGATCTCGACCCGACACAACCTGATCACGCGGTGACGAAGCGCTACGCCGACTCACTGATACCCGATCTCTCCCCGTATCTCGCGCGCGCTGGCGGTCAGATGACAGGACCGCTGATCGTCGCGACCGGCACTAGCGTTACCAATCCGGGGCTGGCGATTGGCGACAACTCGACCGGGTTCTACCGCGCCGGGAATGTCGTGATTCCCGTGGTGAGCGGCCAGATGGTTATGCAGTGGTTCTTCGACAGCATAATGCTGACCGTTCCGCTGAATGCGGCGACGCAGCGAATCTATAATCTCGCAGACCCGACGGCGGACACTGATGCGCTCAATCGACGCACCGGAGACACCCGCTATCTCGGCAAGTCTGGCGACACGATGCGCGGCGATCTGATCATGTCGCCCGGAACCGACATCTTCCTGGCGCAGAACCCGACCGCCGATCAGCAAGCCGCGCCGCGAATTTATGTCGATCAACAGGTGGGCGGCAGACTGACGCAAGCGCAAGCTGACGCGCGCTATCTGCAACTGACTGCGGGCGGCATCGTCCAGGGTCCGACGCAGTTTCTAAATCCGCCGGTGGTGCCTAACGATGTGGTAACGAAGGGCTACGTTGACCAGCGCCGCGCGGTGTCGCTCTTGATCGACCTCTTGACGGATGTTCCCATCCCGGCAGGCGCGTGGACGACGCTCTACACCACGACGTATGCCATCCCGCGCGGCGGCAGTTCGCGCGTGATGGCCAGCGTGAACGTCAACACAAAGAACCCTACCCAACCCGGGGGCCTAATCCTGTTCGGCGCGCGCATTCTGAACAACCCGCAACGGCAAATCTTTGGCTATAGCTATGGCGGACCCGGAAACCAATCGAGCGGGTTCAGTGTCGATTTGTTCCTCGTGG